GATCCAAACCCAACATCTTTATAAGAACCCGTATCTGTAAAAACTAATAGTCCTTGTTCGTAAAAAACATTACCTACTTCTGAACCACTACCACGAGTTGCTGCTGCAGTTGAACTACCACTCGTAAAGTTATTTGTTTTAAATGTTGAGAAACTTGCAGAGTGATTGTTATCATATAGATTACCCTCTCCGTCATCTCTAATGTCAAAGGTTTGTCCACCTACGGTAGCTGATAGTTGTATACTTTCTGGTTTTATTTGTTCACCATACAATTCTCTTGCTACACTTATGACTGACGCTGAATTATGTAGGTTTCTATTCATAGAACCTGACCTAATATACTCTCGTCCGTGTTTTGAATAATACAAATTATGTAGCATAGCATAAGTTGGATATCCAAAAAAGTTTGTAGATATTGAACCTGTTGTTATAGTAATGACTGCGTCTGATGAACTTACATAATTAAATCGTGAACCACTACGAGCTTTGATAGCGAATACACCACTACCACTATCGTTATTGGTAAATGAAAAGTTCTTAAAAGACTGAAAGGACTTTATTGTAGCGTCATTGTCTAAGTCAAGATTTTTGAACATTAGTTTGTCCTAAAAATCAAGTTTCACTTTAATAATAGCTTCCCTTGAATATGATTTTAATAAAGGTTGTGATAATTTAGCAATAGCTAATAGTTCATTTTCATCATTATATAAACCAACTTGTGTGATAAAAGTTTTAGGGTCTTTGAAAAAAGTTCCTTGTGTTAAACTTCCGTCTGAGCCAGTAGAGAAAGTTGGATTAGAACTAAAATTAAAGTCTTTGTTATTTGCTCTAACAAAGTAATTTGTTGAACTAATTTCTTCTTCTCTTCTTGCTTGGAAACTTGAACCAGAAACAATTACATCAAAGAATGCTTCTGAACGACTAATATGTTGGTCAGCGTCTCTTGCATTTGCAGTTAAACCACCACTCGCTTCCATTTGAGCTGCGTCTAACAATATGATACCTAAATCTGGATAGAATAATCCTAAACCACCACCAGGTTGATTTGCTGCTGTTGTGTTAACTCCGTCTGAAATAGAACCACTAACAACATTAAATACTCTACCACCTTCTTCAACGGTAGGATTTGTTGTAGCACCACTATCATCAATCAACTGAATTTTTGCTGCTTTACCAGACATTTGACCTGTTAATTGTAATTCCCAATTACCTGGGTCAATCTTTTCTCTTTGTCTTGCTCTTTGGAAAGAAATGAAATAAAAGTCTTCACTTGTTCCTGAGTGTCCTGTAAATGTAAATTCATCTGTGTTAGGTGCTAAAATAACATTTCTAAATTGTCTATATAGAGCTGCTGATTGTCTACCACCTGTTGTTAGTTTAGATACATTACCTTTTGAACCACTTCCGTGAACGTGAGCATATCCAATTGCGAATTGGGTTTCTGCTGAACTTGATTGATTTGGGTCTTCGTTGTATAGTTCTAAAAATGAACCTGTTATATTTCCATTTGTTGATTGAGTAAAAAATGAAGTAAGAGTTGCACTACCACCACTCCATAAACCACTTGATATAGTAGTTCGTTGATTTTCAACAATATCGTTCTCTGGATTAAATCTTTGATATGACATTATCTACTCCTTATACTTTACTTGGGTCTGCTTTTACTGTAATCGGTATGGTGAATTGTGCACCTGTCTGATTTCCAGTTACTGACAAATTAGTGTTGGTTAATGTTGTTAACGACCTTGAAATTACTCTTACACTTTTACCAACTACGGTTAAAGAACGTTTTCTTTCTGCTTCGTTCAAGAACACTGGTGTAGTTGCACCTGCGTTTAAGAAGTCTGTTTCAAGACCACCACCTGGCACTCTCTTTGCTGGCCCACCTCTACCTGATAAAGATAGATTAGCAACATCTGCATTAAACAAGGTAAATGTATATGAATTATCCAATCCATTTCTTGTATTAGGTGTTACTACTTGTGCTTGACCTGCTCCATTGAAAGTCAATGATGACGCTGGTAATTCCAATATAGGAAGTTTGTTTGTTTCCTTTGGAAGTGTTGTTAATTTATATCTCATAAGTTGATTTTCATCTACGAACGCTTCTAATAGTGGCATGTTTTCAATAACTGCCGCATAGAAGTTTGACCCATTTGGGTGTGATGTATCGTAAAGATTGTAATCAACCTCATCGTCTGCTAATGCAAACTTTGTAATTTTGAATTCGTTCTGCCCTCTTGCCAAAAGTTCACGACCTTTTTTTGTCAAAATAGCATCTACTGTTATACTTGTGTTGTCTAAAAATCCCATTTATTTTACTCCTGTGGAAATGATATAACTATTCTTATTCATTAATAAATATAAGAAAGTTAAATTTTCCTTTGTTTTTATTCAGTTCTTAATTTACTTGTTTCTGAATCTTGTGTTTTCAAGACGGTAGGTGCAACTTCATTTACTATGATAGGTTCTTCTCCGTCAATTGTGTTATCTCTCGTTAATATTGTTCCTTGATAAAATGCTCTAAATAAATTTGTTGATACTGCCATACTTTCTATATCTGATTTCTTAAATGATGAACTATATGCTACACTTGGGCCAATTGATGCGCTAAGTGAACTTGAATAAAAATATTCTCGTTCTTCATTTTTTTCTGATATTCTTGCACCACTAACATTTGGTTGTAATACTTCTGTAAATATATTATTATGTGAACCAGATGTGATACTTGCTGTTGCATACAATGTTCCAAATTCTGTTCTTTTGTCAATGGCATTTAGTTTCATTAGTGAACGAGCATTTAAAAATCCTAATGATGAACCTGTGTCAAAAATACCTAAATTAATTAATCCGTCATAAGTTGTATATTCACCACTTGTTTCAAAATAATTATCATCTGAACCTGTAACATATCTTGTAGCTAAAATACCTTGTTCAAATTCATTTGCATTTTCATAAAAAGTATTTTCAAATTCAGTTTCTTTATTAAGAACTTGTTTATTTCTTTCTAATATATTTGGTTCTACCAATATACCGACTTGTGTTTTCGCTCTTGCAGGAACAAATTGTTTTATTGTATCGTAAAGACTATTGTCATAAAATTCTAATATTCTTAAATAGTCAAAAAAGTTATTTGACATATCATATCGTTTAAAATATTCTTTTCTTAAATCTCTTAAATCTTTATAGATTGGTTTTGATTGGTCTCTTGGGTCTCCAATATAATCATCAAAATTAAAATCTGCGATACTATACATTATATCTTCATTTACAATATCAACTGGTGAGAAATAAATACCCAATGAGTTATCGTCTAATGGTGCGAAATCATCATTGGATTTTTCTCGTCTTTGGTCAACTAATAAAGAACCACTACCTGTTGTATCGTGTGGTAATGTGGTATCTTCTATTCTAATTTTTGTAGCGTTCCTACGATTTGGACCCAGACTTGGAACTCTTAATTTTTCTTGGTCTGTCAATGTTCTTGAAAAGTTTCCTGTAAAGCCAGAAGCACTGATTGTTTGTGTTTCATAACTTAAATCGTGTGCAGTATTTGATGCTGTTGATTTAGTCGCATCAGAAAAATCTTTGTTCTCATCTAATTGATAACGAACTGCTAACTTATCGTAAGATGATGAGAAATGATTTCCGTTATATGCTTTTGGAACACGAACGTGATTATCAAATATACTTGAACTCAATGGTTCTGACCACAAACGATATTCCATTAATGAACCACTAAATTGTGTTCCGAAAGAACTACCACTACCACCAAGATAAATGTGTCCACTTGAAGTAAAGGCAGCATTTATTGCTGATGAAGTAATCTCCATACTTTGACTATCTTGAAATAAAATCTTTTGTCTTGATTGTTCATAATACTTTGTAGTCAATTCAAATGATGAACTTGCATAAATACTATCATCATCAAACTCAACACCATTACTTGCTGACTTTCTTGTCAACATAACTGACCAAAACTCATCATTATAAAATGGTTGTAGTGATGAAGTAATATAATTTACACTTCCGTCTGAACCACTAATGGTAAATCTTAGATGTCCATAATTGTCTGTTGTTCCATTGTCTTGTAGATGAATTGCAAAGTTGTCATCTTTTTGTAATAACACCATTGAACCCGATGAACCAACACTATGTGGTGTTCTAAATCTAAACTCAATAGTATCAGGTATTAATCCGTCTGAACCTGCTTTCCAATTTGACTTTAAGAATTGTGCCGCTTTGAAGTCCATAGCTCTTGTGAACTTTCTTTTTATTTCATAACTAACTCTTGTTCCTTTATCTGGTCCACCATATTCACGAACTCTTAACATTGTGCTTGGTATACCATAACAATTTAGTAATCCTTTGATTGCTCTTTCTGTTCCTTTTGTTTTTACAAAGAAAGGTAAATTTGCTAATATTCTTTTCCAAATCTTTTCTGTTATTTCTTCTTGTGGTGTTTCATACAAAGCTGTTCCGTCTGTATTTTTACCTAACAAATAAGTTGGTAAAGTTAATAAATCATTACCACTAAATAAATTCAGTCCAAGAGCTTTTGCATAATGAACTGCCACATCTTTCGAGATACCTTCTGATAATTTATTAACACGAACATTTAAATCTGTTATAGATTTTGTATAAGTCCAAACCTCATCAAATTGTTGTCCGACCATATCCATAAATTCTAAGAACACATTGTTTTCAGTATCCGCATAAATGTGTTCAGGTAATGAGTTTCGTAATGAATTCATATTTCTTTGGTCATAATCAGAAGCACTTAATATCATATTATCAAACCAAGTTGTTGCTGTTGCACTACTCACTGCCTCTAATGTATATGGTGATGATGAGTTAGACTTAGGCCAACTTGTATCGTGAAATTGTCCGTCTGATGAACTTACATAAGATGAACTTTCAAAATACATATAATGTTCAAACGGGTCAAAAGAATTTTTTACCCTTTGTCTTTTTGCTTCAATTGATTGTATTTGTGTTAATGAACTTGATACATTTAATAATGAAGAACTATCAGTATTGTATCCCTCAATTAATTCTAATTTCTTTTTAAAATTACGAAGTCTTGTTTCGGCATTTGAAAAATGAACAAAGTTTCCAAAGCCAGTATCATCTGCTTCTAAATTTAAATCTGTTGTAGTTCTTTGATAATCAATGTTTGGTTGAACATCTAATAAACTTTGTGATATTAGTAATCTTTCTATATCACGAGTATCTTCAGCGTTTGAACTTGTTAGTGAGTTATGTGTTCCATATTGTGTTCCTTGAAAATTAATCGGATTGTCAGCTGAATTAAAGTTTGGTAGTCGTAAGAATATTCCGTCATCAATATCATCTTCAAAAGGAATTAATCTTACATTATCAACATAGTCAGGTAATCTTTTTTCTACAAAGGTAAAACCCTCTCCAAATGCGATATCAGGAGAAAGTGGTTGTTTTGTTTTTAAAATTCTTTGTTGTCCATCAACACCTAATACACTATTTGTAACAAGATAATATTGTGAGTCAATCTTTACATAAGTCTTGTATCTTTCAATATTATTCTTTACATAGTTTACTTTAAATCCTTTGAAACGATTTGCTACTTGGTCATCACCTTTATGTTTATATAAATTTACTCCGTCATTATAAGATAGTGAAACACGAACACGATTACTATCAATCACTTCTTCAATAGTAGCTACATAATCTCTTGGTGATAAATTTGATTGTTCTTGATTTGGATTAACAATTTCCTCTTTTGCTGTTTGTCCAAATCTATTATTTACCTCACCATTTGGTTTAATAACTTTTCTTTTTACTAATTCATCTTTTGTGTATGCTCCACCTACATTACCCAATCCGTCTGAAACTAAACTCGCCTTTGTTTCGTCAGATACAAAAAATGGTTCACCTGCTTCATCTCTACCACTTTCAACGTGGTTTCTAAATTCATCTCTTAATGCTTGAATACTTGGTGGTGGATTTTTTGGGTCAAACCTCGCATCTTTTATTGGGTCATTAACTAATTTTCCGTCAACACCTATTTCTTCTAACACTACTCCACCTGGTCCAAGAACTTCTGTTACTCCGTCTGGTCTAAGAATTGTTTGTGAACCTTTAAAGGTTGGCCCTTGAACAATATTTTGTGGTTTTGGTTGTGGTGCAACAACTCTTGGTGCACTACTTTTTCTTATCCTCGTATTACTACGACCACCTGCTCCAACTTGTCTTGATTTTGTAGTTGCTCTTGCCATTAGTATCTACCTCCAACTTGTCGTCTTGTAGGTCTTGACACTGCTCGTTCAGGTCTTGAAGCAGCAGTTCTTATTGGTGATGCTGCTGGACTTGTAGTGGTTGGTTTTGGTTCAACCGCTTGTGGTCTTGGTGGTGGTGGTGAAACTTCTGGTGCTCGTGGTATTGGGTTATTGATTGGTTGACCTGCGATTGTTCTTATAGGTCTTACTTCCACAACTGGCACACTTGGTCTTGGTCGAACAATCTGAATAACTGAACGAACTGGTATAGGTGTATATGTTTTTTTTGTTTTCCTTGTGATATCAACTTGTTCGTTAATAACATTGATTACTGACTCAGCACCTATATCTTTTGGTTTTCTTTTATAACCACTTTTGATATTATTTTTCGCATTACCTCTGATAGATTTTTTCTTTCTATCATCTACACGAATTTGTTTTCTTGTAATTTTTTTAGATTTCTTTTTCTTTTTAGTTGTTATATCAAGACCTAAAATTTCTTGTGGTTTAGCTCCACCACTTCCTAAAACTCCAAGACCAGATTTAATATCAGGTAAATCCTCATACAATGGACCTGGCGGCGGTGGTGGTGGTGGCTTGATTATTATATCTTTATCTTTTTTAATTTCTTTTAAATCATTATCTGAAATAATTTCATCACCTTTTTTATCGTCTTGATTTGGACTACTTAATTCTATGTCAACTGGAAATCCATTTACGGTTTGTGGTTTGACTTCTTGCTTTTCGTCAAATGGTCTTGGGACAAATTCTTTGTTTCTTATTTCATCTTTTGGTATTTCAAGTCTTCGTATTTCCTCTAATGGTCTGTTAACAACTCTAATTCCTTGACCACCACGACCTCCTGGTGTTATCTCTGCTCGTCCTTCTTTTCTACGAATTCCGTCAGTTCTTACATTTACTCCTATGAAAGCTCTTCTTGCCATTAGAATTCACCTCTTCCACGACCTCTTTCTTGTAAAGCGCCGTCTGCTATTTGTCTTTCATTTGGGTCAGGGTCATTTAACATAATGTCAATTAATTCTTTATTTGATATTCCGTCTGTAAAGAAATCTGATGCTGCTCCCTCATCAAGAAGTCCTTGTAGATATGGTGAGTCATCATCATCATCTAAAACAATATCACTATTGTCTGTATCTTCATCTCCGTCAACTTTAAATAAGTCTGGTATAATAATTTGGCCACCTACCATATTTTGTGTGAACCCTCTATCTTGTGGGTCAATATCAAACTCTAATACATGCGGGTCTTTTGTGTCAAACTTTATAGTTCCTTTGTTAGATTTATTGATTGGTTGATATTGTATCATTTCACCCATTTCAGAAAACTCATAAATATATTCTTGATTTTTTATTTTGTCATCAAGTTGTAATATAAATTCTGTTCTGTCTGGTGATGTTTCTACAAGTTTGTATTTCATTTCTTTAATAAAGACTTCTTCTCTTTCTGCTTTATTTGTTTCATCACCTTTTGATTTAAAGAATTTTACTTGTCCGTCAACAACATCTCTATCAACTTGTTTATCAAAAACCATTCCATTTGAGTCAACAAATTGTGTTGTTTCTCTACCAGCTAATCTTCTTAAAAACTTATATGTAACATTATAATCACCCTCACTAAAACCTAAATCTCGTAAGTGTTGTCCAACATTGATATCAATAAAATCTCCGTCATTTTCTAAATGAACTTCATCAAGACCCATAATTTTACTGATAAGAAAATTACCTGACATATCATAAACATACAATACCATAAAGTCAGATATTAAATCTCTACCCCAACTACTATAAACCTTTTCAGGATTAAAGTATTGGTTTCTTTCTTCTTGTGTAAATCCGTATTCTAATGCCATTATTTTTCATCTTTCTGGTATGGAAATCCTAATTGTAACCAAATTCTTTGACCCTCGTTTGTATGATACAATTGTTTGTTAATTACATCATCATAGTGATATCCGTCTAAATCTCTTTTTAAATCTCTATAATTAGCTCTTGGTCTACCACTTCCACCTATTCTTTTCTTTTTACCTTTCTTTCTAAATTTTTCTACTTTGATTTTATCTTGTCTAAACTCTTCCCAACCCTCTGCGTTCTTACCACCTTTTTTACCTTCAACTTTAAAAAATTCATTTATTTTTGAGTGTAGTTTTTTTGTAGATATATCTGGACCATTTTCTTCTCCAAAATAATAATTCATAACTTGAATTAGATTATCTCGTTTTGTTAATTGAAATTCTATTTCCTCATCTGAAACTTCATCACCTTGTTCGTCCTCATCTTCTTCATCATCTTCTTCTGGTTGAAAATAATACTTAAAGTCATCATCTAATTCACCCTCAAAAAAGTATTGTGCATTTTCTAAACGAACTTCTTCAAACTCCTCCTCTAAAGCTACACCTGCTTCCTTTGATTCAAACGATACTAAAAATCCGTCATCATCTCTTAATGGTGTATTAGCATCCAAAGAACCTGATATCTGTTGTTGTTCTTTTAGAAAGTCAATTTCTTTTTGATATTCTATTTCTGAACCATTTAAGATATTATTATATATTTCAGATTTTTTTGCTGCGTCACTTGGTAAGTATGGCATTGTTTTATCTCACTACTCTAAATTCATAATTGTCATCATAGTAATTTATTGTTTCTTCGGTAGTTCCACTACCACTTATAACTTTAACACTAAACCTATAATTTCTTTCTGCTTGAAATCCGTCCATTTGAACTCGGAAAAAATTACCAGTGCTATCACAACTTATTGCAGAACCTGTTCCAAATGGAACTATTACTTCTTCTGTATCTGCGTCTTTCACTTGATAAAAAACTGATGCGCTTGGTAAGTATTTTATTGTAAGTTCACTTGGTGTAGCACTAAAACTTGATGAAGGATATAACTCTCTACCAACAAGTCTGAATTTAACTATTGATTTTTCTTGATACTCTGGTCTAAGATTTTTAAAATATATTTTTAAGTTTTCTAAATCTGTTGAACTTAATGGTGATAAACTTCCTGTTGACCAAGAACTATCGTCCCAAACTGCTTCTAATTTAGGTGGATAGATTGTGTGTGTTTCTCTTGAAAAGTATTTTAGATTACCTAAACGACTACTATCACCCTCTTGTCCTGCGTCAAAGTCAAACATAGATGAACTCGGGTGGTCTCCGTGAGAACCACTATCTTCTCTTTTAACAATAAAGCCGTTGTTCGGGTAATCTGATGATGAGTATATAAAGTTATTTACCAAGTCAGTTACATTTGCTCTAACATCTTTTTTATCAAATGTTAAATCGTATGATGTAGAAACTTCATATTGTCCTGTGCTTGCTGTAAACCAAGCACCACCATCAGTCAATACTGAACCTGTTACCCAAGGCGTTTTTGCCTCGTGGTCTCTATATTGATAAGTTGCTCCGTCATCTGTTACGGGGTCGTGGTCAAGTTTTCCTGTTCCTTGTTTCCAACTACCACTAACCATATAAATGTGTAGTGGTTGTTCTACTTCAACTTCTTCAGAAGTTGCGTCAAATAAATTTAAATAATACTTTGCAGTAGAAGGTATTTTTCCGTCAACAACTGATTGTGAAATGTAAGTTAAGTCAAAGTCAATCAATATTCTTGATACATTTCCTACCGTACCGTTATTGTTTACAACTTTATTAACCTCTAATATTTCATCAATACCTGTATTTCTTGATGCTGTTGTTCCACCTGAATAAAGTGTTGTATCTCTTTTACCGAATTCAAAATAATGCATTATTTATCTCCCACTACTCTACCCTCAATATCTGTATTAGGGAATTTAAGTTCAAATATACTTGGGTCTAATGATGGATATACAATTCCGTCTTTTGTTGCGGATATCATATCATAAGTGTTTCCACTATATCCCTCACCTGATAAGTATTTATTTTCAATAACTATTAATTCTTTGTTTGGATTATTTTCTGCTGGTGGAACTAATGATACCACACCATCACAAGTAGAAATCTGATATGCTAAATCACTCAATATGATTGGTTGGTTCATTTGCCACTTTTCAATAGCAAAGAAATCTTTTACTTTTTGTATCGTTCTAAACAACACATCATTTTTATTATATCCTCTTTGTGTGATGATATTATATTTTACACTAAAATTAATAATGTATCCGTCTTTAAGATTAATAGCATCTGTTAACAATCTATATTGTGATAGATATGTTTTTATATTTTGTTTCACCGCTGTATTTAGTCTTGTTAATTCTTTATTAGAGTTATAACCTAATAAATACATATTTAGTGCTAATGGATTTTTTACCGCTGTGCTATTCTGTCTTGTGTCAGTTATAATTCCATCATTAACCACTAATTGTCCTTGTGCTTCTAATTGTTCGTCTTGAACAATATATGCTTTTGCTACATTACCATATTTTTGTGGTAAAGAATAAACTCTTGTTATGTAGTCTGCTTTGGTTACCGCTCTATTCTGTGAATTAAAATATGCAGATGCGTTTTGTTTAATTTCTGTATTGGTTTCTGTTGATGAACCACCTGATGCTGGCTCTTCATTATTTACGGTAAGACTTGCTTCTACCGTATCTAATGTATCACTATTTAGTCCTGTTGTAGAATTTGTATAAGTTAATCTGTTGAAAGATTGAATAGTGTTTGAAGCTACATTGTGTTCAACTGCACCACCATAATTATAAGTCACGGTAAGTGTCGTATTACTTGGAGCTAATCCAAATGTTCTTGTTTTTAAGAAATTACTTGGGTCAAAACTTTCGTCTAATCTTGAAACACCAAAACCTAATCTTGAACCAACATTATCAGGATTTGGAATTATTTCCTCGTCTGCATTATCACTAATACCTGAACCAAATCTTAATTCCATTTTATCATCTTCACGAACTCTTGTTGTAAATCTTCTCGCTGCTTTGATAAGTTTTAATAAATAAGGTGTGTCATTTTTAAATTCTGATAATGAAGGGTCATTGAGTGATGAATTCTCTTCATCTTCAAATACGGTATCTTGTGCTAAAAATGGAACTTCATAGTATTTGTTGTCTTGACTATCTCTTACATCTACGATTGATGTAACTTTATCATTAGATAAAACAATCTTGTCAAACTCTTTTGCATTAGAAAATATAAAATCTTCTTCTTCTCTAACACCTGATTGTGCTAAACCTTTTTTCTTTAATCTATAATTTGTCGGAATATCACCAGAAGCAGGTTTTAACAATTCTACTTCCATTGTATCTAATGAACTTGATACTTTAAAATCAACATCATCTAATAATGTAAACTCTGTTCCGTTGTTTGCTAACACGGTAGAATTAGATTCAATCTTTCCTGCAAAATCTAAATTAGGTTTGTAATTGTTAGCGTCTATCGCTACGGCAGGAACATCAATAGTAAAAGTTAATTCTACTAATGCAGGTGTTGCTAATCTTGGTTTATATCCATATGATTGTGCAATCGCTAATACATTTTTTCTTTCTTCTGCAAATTGAATAAGTGTTTCTCTAAATTGATTATCAACATAGTAATTCAATACATCACCAACATAAGCAGCCATCTCAACAAACATCATACCTGGTGATGCTTCATTGAAATCATTGTATTGATTTGGGAAGTAAGATTTTGCAAACTCAATAAGATTTTCTCTAATATCTGTGAAATCTCTACCAAGATAATTTACTTCTTTTGATAATGTTTTTTTATTTGTTCCGTAGTCGGACATTGTTATTCTCCAATTCTAAAGTCAAAGTTTAATATTTCTATTGTGTCTGGATTTAAAGGGACTGAAAATTCAACTTGAACATTGACTTGATTTTGTTCTTGTATAGTGAATACATTTATAATGTTTATGTAAGGTAAAAAATTATCGACTGATGAACGAATAGCTTCCTCAATTCTATTAGGAATATCTTGCCCTTGTTCAAATACAATATTTTTTAAACGACTTCCAAAATTCGGCTGAAATATTCTTTCACCGGGTGTTGTCAACAATAAGTTTCTTAGATTTGATTTTGATTGGTCTAATACTGTTTTTGATTTGTAAAAAAATCCCTCAGGACTATATCCTAATGGAAATTTAATACCAACATACTTGTCGTCATTTCTATCTATTTCTCTTACACTTCTAGCCATTATGGTCTGTAATTACCTTCACCTTTTTTCTTTTTATCTATTGCTTTCATCAAACCAGAATAATCACGAGTTAATGCGTTTTGAACATCTTCAGGAACTTGGTCTACTGAAACACCTGCTTTCTTGATTGTATCAACCGCTCCCATTTCTCTCGCTCTTTCATCATTACTACCCATACCTAAATCTCCGTATCCTAATACTTCTGCCATATTGTCAGAACCTAAGACACCACCGCCTAATGTTGGATAGTCTTCTTGTTCTTGACTACCTAATGGTTTGGTGTTATTCAATACCTCGTTTAACGCTTTGTTTTTCGTGTATTGTTTTTTTGGTTTTTTGATAACCCTTTTAGGTTTAGGTTTAGAAATCGTTTCTGATAATTTGATTTCTTTTTCTTCATTAATAAATATCTCGCTCAGTTGTTTTTTGACTTCTTTACGAACAACTAATTCAATAATATTTCTTAACTTATTTTTATCCATCACTTACTCCTTTTGTTTTAAATAAACTTTGATAACTTCTAGCTGTATCCGCTGAACCAATAATACTACTTTGTTCTGAAACTTGGTTTTCAAAACTACTTAATCCACCATTATTAATGTATCGTTCTAAATCCTCATCACTCGCGCCATCTATAACACTTTTTAAATCTGCTACTCCGTCAAAGTTATCAAAACTTCCGTCAGCTAATAGACTTTGAACACCACTTACATTTGGTGGTGCACCATTTAAAGCGTTTTGTAATTCAGATGCTTTCTGTATTTGTTCTCCTGCAGCTTTTTCTAATTCTTCTAATTTTTTAATTTGTTCATCTGTGATGTTTGACACATCATCAATGATACCTGCAAATCCGTCAGGTATTGGTAGAACTG